GGAATTGGTGCAGATGCCGATCAGAGAGCACTAAACGAATTGTATCAGTCGATGGCTCCGGATGTTAGTCAGATGGGAAGCCTGATTGACCAGTACAGAGAAGCAGGGCAGGCAGTACCGAAGAGCCTTATGGAAGGATATAAGGAAGCAATCGAAGTCGGTGCGGCGGCAGGTGACGTTGATGCGGCTTGGCAGAATTACGCAAACCAGATTCTTGAATCTGGAAGCGAAGAAATGAAGAGCGTTTTGACGGATCCGAACAATCCAATGTACGAAAGTGTACGAGAGCAGTTGCCGGAGGAACTCAAAACTGCCATTGACAGGGCGACGGCAGAAACGACGCCAGATGAGATAACACTTGAAGGGCTGAGAGCTGCTGTCGATGGAGATGTGGATATTGACAAAGATTCCTGGGTATCGGCGCTGAATGAAAAACTGGGAGATCTTGCAACTACTGAAGAGGTTACTGCTGACAATGTAAAGATTAAAGTTGAGCAGGGGGATTGCCTTTGGGAAATTGGTAATGCTCTTGGAATTGACTGGCAGACGATTGCAGAACAAAACGGTATCGAAAGTCCATACATTATTCACCCAGATCAGGAACTTACAATTTCGATGGATACAATAAAAGCTGAAATGGACGGAGATAAGGCGCAGGCTGCTATCGAGCAGGCAATGTCGGCTCTGGATGCCGAAGGGGCAGAAATGTCCGTTACAGCAGAAGGAGTGAAGGTTGATCTGGCAAATGTTGAAGTGGATTCTGATGTAGCGGCGGCTCAGATCGAGTCGGCTCTTGGCATGGAATCCGGGACACTTGCAGCCAATGGCATTGAAATACAGGCAGGAGCAACAGTAACAATTCCACAGGAATTGGTACAGGTTGATACATCTGGCATACAGAGTGCTACTGAGGCGCAGACAGAAACAGAGCCCGTGGAAACAGATACGTCTGCAAATGTTAATATCACTGAAGCAACTACAGATGCGTCTGGTGCCAAGGAACAGGCACAGTCGGAAGTGGAATCTACATTTTCAGAATCTATGCCGGCAGATGGCCATACCGATGTAACGCTCGATCAAACGAACAATGCAGCAGAAGTATATTCTGAAGTGGCGTCTGAAGTACAGTCTACATTTTCAAATCCGATAGCGGCATCATGCACTGTTAATGTAACTCTTGACTGGCATATCACAAATCCATCTGCCGGAATAACAACATCTGGAAGCGGTTCTTCTGTAAAGGCATCTATTACAGGCAATGCGGAGGGAAGCATCGTTACCGGACCGTTATTATCCTGGGTAGGCGAAGATGGTCCAGAAGCCATTATTCCTCTTGGCTCAAAACGCCGAGACAGAGGCATGGACTTGTGGTTACAGGCTGGACGGGCATTGGGTGTCAAAGAGTATGCAGACGGCGGCATGATTGGAGATGTCCCACTGTCAGGAGGTTCCTCAGACTCATCTTCCGGAAGTTCTGGTAACAATGGCGATAAAGGACAAATCGTTGTCAATATGAATCCTGTCTTCAACATTAACGGAGAGGGCGGCAATGACACAGTAAATTCAATCAAAGAGAAACTGAAAGAGTTAATTAACGAAATGTCCGGAGAACTGGCATCAAGATTACTCGAATCATACGCAAATATGCCGACGTAGAAAGGGGAGAGGGCATGGAGATATATTTAAAAGAGGCGGCAAATAAGCAATCTTGTCTTCGCTTTCCTTCTCTCCCAGACAAGGAGATTACTGTTAAGGGAAATTCAAAATACCAGAAGTACGATCTGATAAAAAAAGGAACCTTTGCATTTCCGGCTGGTCCGGATATCAGATCATATGAATGGGATGGATACCTCTGGGGAAGAGCCAGAAAAAAGATGTCCACCATACATACGAAGTGGCTGGATCCGAAATCTGTTATAAAGAAGCTGGAAAACTGGCGAGATAAGGGAACGGTTCTGAACCTTATCATTTCTGCCGGCGGCGGCATCAATGTTGATGTGACGATTAATAGCTTTGAATATAAGAAATTTGGCGGGAAAGGAGATTACTTTTATAGCATTTCCTTTTATCGTTATCGTCCGCTTAAAATCCAGACCACAAAGGACCTTGGCATTGATAAGAAGAAAAAGAAGACGACAGCCCGAACGAACCTGAAAAAGAGTTCAACAGATAAGAAAAAACAGACATACACCATTAAAACTGGTGACTGCCTGTGGAATATCGCAAAGAAATTTTACGGATCAGGAGCAGATTGGAAAAAGATTTATGATGCAAATAAGACAGCGATAGAAAAGGCTGCGAAAAAATACGGGCATAAGGATAGCAACCAAGGGGACTGGATATTCCCTGGCACTATCCTTACGATACCGTAAAGGAGGCATTATATGATTGATCCGCTGAAATATTCTTATTATTTAGTCCTCGTGACTGAAAAAAAGAAAAAATATGACATCACCAATTTTGTCGAAGATTTGGGATGGGAAGAGCTGGAAAACGAACTTGCAGCCAGATTGTCGTGCACTGTAAAGAATGATAAGACCACAAAAGGCAGGATTTCCAGTTTGTCTAAACCGGGATGTTATTTGTACTTGTATTATCGGTACAAGACTGGAACTGCACAGGAAGCTATGCGTGGCCGGATTGTAGAATGGAATCCATCTGCAAAGTCAAGCAGTCAACCATTAAAGCTGAAGGCCTATGATAACCTGTATGATTTGCAGGAGTCGGAAGACTGTGTATATTATTCTTCCGGAGCAAGAACCAAGCAGGTTATACAGGATTATTTCAAGAAATGGGGCATACCAATTGGTAAATATACCGGACCTGATGTGGTCCACGGAGTTATTAAGGAAGACAAGAAGAAACTCGGCACAATGGTCAAAGATATTCTGGATGAAGCGAAGAAAAAGGGTGGGGGCTATTCTGCAATCCGTTCTGTCAAGGGCAAAGCCCAGATTCTGGCAATTGGCAGCAACAAGAACATTTATCATTTTGCCGAAACAGAAAATCTGATAAGTGTTTCTCATAAGATCAGCACTTCGGGAATGGTTACGCGAGTAAAGATTCTCGGAGAAGCAGACGATGATAAGCGCAGACCTGTAGAAGCAACGGTCGATGGTCAGACAAAGTACGGCATTCGCCAGAAAATACTTACAAGAGGCAAGGATGATAGCTTAGATGAAGCAAAAAAAGAGGCAAAGGAAGTCCTTGATGATGATGGAAAGCCGAAAGAGGAAATCAAGGTAGTTACTATCGACATTCCTATCATCCGAAAAGGAGATATTATCCATCTTAAAATGTCAACTGGATCAGGGTATTACTGGGTAAAGGCAATTACTCATGATTGCGACAAGATGGAAATGACTATGACTTTAAAGAAAACTAAGCTGAAATCTTCGTCTTCGAAAAAGGATAACAAGAAAAAGGATGGAGATTACAGCATCGGAGATACAGTCAACTTCCATGGCGGCTATCATTATGTTTCTTCGGATGCAACGTCAGGATATAAGGTAAGCGCCGGAAAGGCGACAATAACACACAGTAATCCGGGCAGTGCTCATCCATGGTGCTTGGAAAATGTTAACTGGGCTGAGACCCATGTATGCGGCTGGGTAGACGAAGGCTCGTTTGATTAGGAGGGCATATGGCATATGACAGTAATGACGGTGTCGCACGATTAGCTGCGGTATTAGATGCAAGAATGAGAGATCATGCAGATAAGCCGCTCTGCCTTGATTTTGCAGAGATTCAGGCAGACGGCAGCCTGCTCTCGAATACATTTCCGATTCCAATTCCTAAGAGTGATTACAGAGTTTGTAGGCAATTAACTCTTGGAAAGACGGGAGATGCATTTTGCGATGTCCGGGCAGATGAACATTCTGGAAAAGCATATCTTCCGGAATCTATGCGGCAGTTGCAGGCCGGAGACAGAGTGTTGATTGCGTGGGTGCAAGACACTGCTGTTGTGATCGACATTATAACCAGACCGGTATAAGAGGACAGTATAGGAGGACATATGGCAGACAATAACTTATATCCGGTGGTGGATATACCGGAATATGAGGAAGAAAATGAAGAATATGATACAGAGTACAAGCCATCTGTGGCGTGGGACTTAGAGAAAGGAGATTTCGTTTGTAAATCTCCTTTTTGTATGCTCAAAAGCGAAGGACTTGAAGCGTACAAGATATGGTGCGTGAAGGCCGTATCAACAGAAAGATATAGTTGCCTCGGGTACGACGATGACATCGGTGCAGAGATGGAAGATGCCATGAAGGAAGAAGATGACACAGCTGTGGAACTGGCAATTGAACGTACCATAGAAGAGGCTCTGATGGTAAATCCAAGGACTGAATCCGTAGAGGACTTTGAGTTCTCATGGGAACCATCTGTGGTTTATGTGAAATTTACAGTGTACGCAATACACTGGGAGAAATTTGATTTAGAAGTAACATTGAAAAGGAGATGAGAATTTGACAGAAGAATTTGTAACTCCAGAATTTATAGATAATAGTGATCCTGATACGATCCAATCCAGGATGATGAACAATCTGCCTGTTGATATCTCTGATATGCCGGCAGATTTCCCATACGATTTCACAATGCCAACAGCGATTGAAATATCGAGGTTAATACAGTATAACCTTACCCGGACATTGATGTTGATGTTCCCGATGTGGGCTTGGGGTCAATGGCTTGATTTGCATGGTGTATCTGCAAAGGTTACACGAAAGCAGGCGAGCAGAGCATCCGGTCATGTGACCGTCGTAGGCACCGCTGGAACGATTATCGAGGAAGGGACGGTATTTTGTACAGAAGGTACGACAGATGTCGAATCTGTTGAATTTGCGACGACTGAGGAAGCAACTATACCAGAGCAGGGAACGGTTGACATACCTGTTGCGTCTGTTCTCACAGGAGCTTCTTATAATGTGACAAGAAATACTGTGACATTGCAGAAACAGCCAAACAAGAATGTTACTTCTGTGACGAATGAGAATCCTATCAGGGGTGGCACAGACGAAGAGGACGACGACACATACCGAGAAAGAATCCTTGAAAAGCTTCGCTCCGCAGAGGTTTCCTTTGTAGGATGTGACGCAGATTATGTCCGTTGGGCGAAAGAAGTATCTGGTGTTGGTTCTGCCGTGGTCGAAGCTGAATGGAAAGGACCTGGCACCGTTAAGGTTGTTGTTGCTGATCCGGATGGTTCTGCGGTTGGAGAAGATACTCTAAAAGCAGTTGAAGACTATATTGTATCCCCAAAGGACAGAATGAAGCGTCTGGCTCCGATTGGAGCATCCGTAACGATATCTACAGTGAAGGACATGACTATATCCTACAGTGCAGTGCTTGAACTGGAAAGCAATTACAGTATCGACAATGTAAAGGAAGCATTCCTGACAGCATTAAAGACCTATTACAGGGAAGCTAAGGACAGTGAAGAAATCCGGTATACGGTTGCATCTGCATTGTTGTCTAACACAGCCGGAGTAATTGATTTCTCAGATTTTCGTATAAATGAAAATACGAACAATATATCGGTTGCGGCAGACTATTATCCGATCACAACTGCGACGGAGCTTAATTTTACGGAGGGATAGAGATGCATATAGACAATGTTGATCTGGAACATTTTCCTACGAATGAGGTTGCTCAGAGGCTCCTGACGTATGTGACGAGAGGATGGTATGATAAGTCGTACGTCGGAAAATGGATATACGAAGTTATCGGGCTGGAACTGGAGACTGCAAGCAGGAGGATTGGCGAAGCGCAGAAGCAGGCATTTCCGGAAACAGCGGCATGGGGAATTTACTTCCATGAACTGACGTATGGAATACCGATTGACAGGACAAAAGACATTGATGATCGCCGAAAAGCAGTCGTGAATCGACGCGATAGGACGGCCAGATCGTCCATTACGCCTTATAGGCTCGAGAACATTATACAGACCGTATTTGGGCTTTCTGCGAGCGTCTCGGAGCAGGTAGAGAAGTATGTGTTTGGTATCGACCTGTTGATCGGAGCAGATTATCCGATATATTCCGTCGATGTTTTACTGGAATATATCCGAAAAATAAAACCATCTCATCTGTCAATGCAGGCTCGATATGTTATTGAAGCCGCAATATGCAGTGAGAGGGAAAGAGTTCTATTCCCAGCGTTAGACATAGGAATGCAGCATGTCTGGACAGAAAGATTTTCTGTACCATCGGTTGAAGTTAAATGTGAAATAACAGAAAAACTTCCGGTTGGAATGACCGGGAATGTTATGATCTACAAGAATCTCAATCAGTGGAATGGAGAGTACAAATGGGATGGAACGATAAAATTTGATACAGAAGTAACAACGGAGGAATTGTGATGGAAGGAAAGGTAACAGTAGTAGGAAGGACGAAAATCCTGAGAGCCAGAGCCGGAGAGATCACTCTGCCTAAGATTGTAGGATTTGCGTTTGGAAGTGGCGGCTCGAATGGTTCAACAGTTCTTAGTCCGGGAGAAACATTGAAAAATGAATTTCTTCGAAAAGCGGTAGATGGACATACGCTTAAAACCAATGAAAACAAGTGTGAATATTATTGCACATTAAATGGATCTGAAGCCAACGGAAAGAGCATAAGTGAGATCGGATTGTATGACTCTGAGGGAGACATCATCATGATTGCTAATTTTCTTCCAAAAGGTAAAGATTCGAATGTATCAATGAGATTTGAAATTGATGATGTTTTACAGTAAGGAGATGATTATATATGGCGAACGTGGTTATCCCGGAGAATCCGGAGTTCAATGAAGCTTTGAGAATCATCGAGACAAAGGATCTGGTTCATGCGGATGTAGTAAATCCTATGTTTAGGACATTACTGCTTAATACTATATATCTCGAACGACGGGTAGCAAAGATGATCGAACGGATTGACACACTTGCGATTGACAATATCTATGGAGGACCAGAGCTGTCGGCGGATGCAAATATCGTAGATGCAAGCGCGCAGTTCAGCGTTATCAGGAAAACGTCGTCGACAGCATCAGTACAGACACTGTTTCAAAAAGCAATCGATAGTCTCAGAAAAGGACTCTATAGCTTGTTGATTAGAGTGAAAGTGAACTCAAATTCAAATAACGGCGGGCTAATCGAATTAAATGTAACGTCTGGCGGAGCGATATTGGAAACCAGAACTATTACTGCAAATATGTTTGAAAGAGCAGGAGTTTATCAGACGTTTGGACTTAATGTTGAATTGAATGATACGGTTACTATTACTGCGAGATTGCTGAAAAATAGCGCAAATATAACGGTGTCCGTTGATTATGTCATGCTTCAGCCGGCTCAGACAGCAATCACGAGTTTGTAGGCGGTGGCTATATGATATCAGCAGAGAGACTTGTAGAATTGCGGGCAAAAGTAAAAAAAGAAATGGCAAGGAGAAGCTGTGTGGAGCATGGTTCAAGCGCTTCAATGAATAAATTTGCTGCAAATTATGATTATAATGCTGTTCCGGTCACTGGGGGAGACATTACAGATGAACATATACAAAAGGTTATTGATCCGCTGCTTAATGTAGCGGATTTTTTGCAAGATAACAGCCTGCAACAGAGTCATAGTGGAGCAGATGTGATCGTCGATCAGGCGGAGAAATTTGTTGATACCCTTGCAAAAATAGATAAGCAGGCAAGTGATAGTGGGTGCAGAGGACTCTGTACGGGGTTATGTGTAGGTTCTTGCACATCTGGCTGTCAGGGATGCACTGGGTGTACTGGTGGTTGCGATACCACTTGCGCAAAGAGTTGTTCAGATGGCTGTTCTACATCCTGCGGTGGTTGTTCAGATGGCTGTTTTTCTGGATGCACACATACCTGTGGTTCCGGATGTACAACCGGCGCGATGACTACATAATGAGAGGAGGTGATATCTATGGCGTGTTCAAAAGGATGTGGAACGAGTTGTGCAACGAGCTGTAAGTCCACAGCGTCTGGCAACTGCGGCGGATGCGGGACTTCCTGCTCGCGAAATTGCAGTACGATATGTAGCGGCACCTGTTCTGGTACTTGTGATAAAACATGCACAAAGCAGTGCAATCACAATTGTTCGGACGAATGTACTGGATGTCAACGGACATGCGCAGATGATTGCGAGGCAGGATGCAAAACGGATTGCCTTCAGACATGCACAGCAAATTGTTCGGACACCTGCGCAGACTGTACAGGCGGATGCGGAAACAGTTGCTTTTCGACATGCGCAGATGATTGCACAAGCGGATGCAAGGGCAGTTGCAATCAGACATGCACAGCAAATTGCATGAACGACTGCAATACCTGGTGCGAAGGCGGATGTTATTCTTCATGCACATGGACTTGCGAAGGATGCAGTAATACTTGCACCGGTACCTGCACCGGTACCTGTTCTGGCACCTGTTCTGGTACCTGTTCTGGTACTTGTCAGGGTTGTGATAATAAGTGCACAGCTTCCTGCGCTCAGTCTTGTACTGGCTGTAGCGGCTGTTCGGGTTGTGGAAATTCCTGTGGTTCCGGATGCACAGATAGCTGCATGGGAACCTGCAAAAGCAATTGTTCTGGAGGCTGCGGAACCAGCTGTGGAGGATGCTCTACATCCTGTGCATCAAGCTGTCAGAGTGATTGTGGCGGCACCTGCAGGAATCAGTGCTACGGACAGGCGACTACACCGATATATTCATTTAATTAGGAGGAAAAAAATGAGAACAGTAATTATTAAAGTAGACAGCAAAGAGGCAGAGTACATCGAAAGACTGGACTACGAAAGGGGATTTACTAAAGATGTCCTGCAGAGAATCATCGAAGCACACATGGAAGACCCAGATGTAATCAATAGCCCAGCATTTAAGGCTTATCAGAAACAGGGAGCGGAATTGGATGCACAGTTCAGCATGGCAGTAGCAGAGCTTGAGAAAAAATATATTCCGGAGATTCTTAAACATCACAAGATCAAATGGAATCTTGAGTACAAGACAGGAGAACTGAAAGTAGACATTCTGTGCAATTGTGAAATTGAGGGAATCAAATGAAAAGAACAGAACAATATTCCGAAAGGCTGAGCAGATTATATCCTGAGCTGCACGAACCGGTAGGGACAGAAAAGATTCTGACTCAGACCATTACGTTTCAGGTCACTGATGACTGCAATCTGGCATGCAAGTATTGTTATCAGACACATAAGGGCAAAAAGAAAATGTCTTTCGATACGGCAAAGAAGATGATTGATCTTCTGCTAACTGGAGAAAAGGGCATGAGAGATTATATCAATCCAAGGCGTTCCCCTGGCCTTATCATTGACTTTATCGGCGGAGAACCGCTGTTGGAAGTAGGGCTGATTGATCGAATCTGCAGTTACACTATTGGCCAGATGATAGAACTAAATCATCCATGGCTTATGAAAACAATGTTTTCTATCTGCAGTAATGGTGTGTGCTACTTCGAACCAGAAGTACAGAAGGTTTTGCAGAAATGGAACAATCGACTGTCTTTTTCTGTTACCGTTGATGGTAATAAAGAGCTACATGATTCCTGCAGAGTGTTTCCAGACGGTCATCCATCGTATGATCTGGCGATTGCAGCGGCAAAAGACTGGATGAATAAGGGCGGATACATGGGAAGCAAAGTTACTATAGCTCCGGCGAATGTAATGCACACATACGATGCAATCACACATATGATTGAACTTGGATA